GTGGTTCTACAAGTCCTCAAGGTTCAGCACAATCTGGTAACTTAACGTCTGCTACAGTAACAAGTGGTGGTAACTCTACATCAGTTAATTTATCGAATGGTGCAAATACAGATACTGCTGGTTCAGAGGTTGCTAGTGCAATGAATGGGTTAGCTGATACTACAGCTACTTATGATAGTGGCTCAAACCGAATGACAGTTATTTCACCTAATGATGTATCCGTTTCATTAACTAATGCGAATACATTAAGTGTATCGAAAGTGAGTTTATAATGGCAAAGAAAAGAACTTGTGAGTGTGGTGATGAAACCGAAGCTCTATATTATTACAAAGCCGTCAAAGAAGGTAAGTTTGATATATGGAGTGATGTAAAATACGACACAGACCCAGATGGTCATAAGTATGACCCAATCCCTTGTGGTATTAATTGTAAGAATTGGGAAAATATAGTTGTTAAAGAAGAGGGTGTTCCTTACTAATGATAGAGGATTCTGATTAATGTGGACCCAATTACAGCAATAGCAACAGCTACCTCAGCATTTAATTTAATTAAAAAAGGATTCCAAGCTGGTCGAGATGTCGAAGGAATGTATGGCGACATTGGCAGATGGATGGGTGCAATCTCAGATGTCAACCAAGCAGAGAAGATGTCAAAGAACCCACCTATCTTTAAGAAATTATTTGCTGGTTCTTCCGTTGAACAGGAAGCAATGGATGCTTTCGCCAGCAAGAAGAAGGCTGAAGCAATGGAAGAAGAACTGCGCAACTGGATTAATTTAACGCATGGTCCTAATGCGTGGAATGAACTACTGAAAATGCAGATTAAGATTCGTAAACAAAGACAGGAACAAATCTATGCACAACAGGAACTTCGCAAGAAAATTATTGAAATTGTCAGTATATGTGTCGGTGCTACTATTGTTGGCATTGGTATTATTTGGATAATTTATTTAATAGTAGAAAAAAAGAAAGGCAACTTATGACTAGACTAACTCAAATTGTAGAACAATGGGCGCATGCTGTAGATACCTTAAAGATTATCCCACGCCTTCTGATTCTTCTTTATATGTATCTAACTTACTCTACTGTGTTCTGGTACATGGGCTTATCAAACCCTAGCCTTGAGCAGTCAGGTATGGTATCAGTAATAACATCAGCACAAGCTGTAGCTTTGGGGTTGTTTATGGGCAAGTCAAGTTGATATGGGTGTTAGTAATATTTTTATCTGGAACGGTGCAAGAAAGTGTCTACTTCAATAATTTGGATTCGTGTCTTAAATATGCATATAAAATCGGACACCAGAATTGGTCGCAATCCTTGGCTGGAGATAAAATCTGGGTCAAGGCTTATTGCATACCTCAGCAAGTTGATAAAGAAAAAGATGAATAATGGATTTAGAAGATAGAATAAATATAATACGAATGAGGATTATAAATTTCCGAAATAAATATAAATATATTTTTGAGAGCAAGACTGCATTAGATACAGCAGTTTTTATTTTTGATACAGATAATCCCCACTTCGCAAGGAACAATTTATGAGAGGTATCTTTTTTACAAAAACATTAAACTCAGTTTTTTGGTCTTGTATTATGTGGGTGCTATATCGGATACCTCTCGCCAACCTTAAAGGAGAAGATTATGTTAGGTAGTTTAATTGGACCAATCAGTTCTCTTGCTGGTACTTGGTTACAGGGTAGGGTTGATAAAGCCAAAGCAGAAACAGATGTTAAAGTTGCAAGGGCAAGGGCAGAAGCAAAGGTCTATGAAACTTCTGCTACGTCAGATATGCTTAATGAGCAAGCCCTAACAAATCAAATGGCTGGAAGCTGGAAAGATGAATTTTGGACTATTATTTTTGGCGCTATTCTTGTGGCTTGTTTTGTTCCTTACACTCAGCCTTATGTGAAAGAAGGTTTTGATTTTTTAAATACCAGCACTCCGTCTTGGTTCTCGACTTGTTTATATATTTGTATCGGGAGTTCATTCGGTTATCGGTTCGGTAAAACTGGATTACAATTAATGAATAAAAAACAAAAGTAATATGGAAACAATAGATTTAGAAAGAGTACATCAATCATATATAAATCATTTAGATAAAATAAAAGCAACTATAGATAACAAAAGGAAAATGCAAATGGACAATTTAGTAGATACTATTAAGAAGCATGAAGGCTGTCGCCTTGATATGTATAAAGATACTGTCGGAGTTTGGACAATCGGTTACGGACATAACTTAGCTGAAGGTATTGACCAAGAAACTGCTGACTTTATTCTTGCCAGAGATTTAGAGAAGCACGCTAATGAACTCGATAAACATAAACCAATGTGGAGAGAGCTACCAGAACCAGCACAAGTTGTCATTCTTTCTATGCAATTCAATATGGGATGGAATCGTTTTTCTAAATTCGTTAAATTCTGGGATGCGATTGAGAATAAATCTTGGTCTGAAGCTGGTCGTCAGATGGAAGATAGCCGTTGGTGGGGTCAAGTTAAATCCCGTGGACCAGAGCTTCGTGACCTATTATTAAAAATTTGAGGGGTACAATCATACCAGAAGGTGTAGTTCCACCCCTCTGAGGGTCTTTAAATCAAGACTTTTTTCCCATGAAGTAGCGTATTACCCTAGGTTTTCCTATTAGCTGTGTTATTTTCTCTTCTAGCCATGTAAAGAATGGAGTTGGCTCGGCTTTCGCTACTGAAGTAGGTATGTCTGTAGTCTTTAATTTTTTTTTAGGCTTCTTCTTCGTATACTTTTTCGTATTCTTCACCATCATCACCTCCTATTAGGTTGATTACTTTATTGTTTTCTAATTTTACCACCCAAATATTTGGAATAATATCTTTTTCTCTATATGTTTTAGTTACATATATTTTTTTATCCACTACTAAATAGTTATATAATGGTCTATCCATTAGTATTTCTTTCTGAATAAATGGTATGGCTTTTGTTTTCTTGCCTTTGCTCTTTCTTCTTCTGTCCATTGTATATTATTTACAGGAACAGTACCAAATGTTTGGTATACTTTACCATGCTTATCATAGTTCTCTGCTCTGGGGTCATCTTCGAACTTCCCATGTCCGATAATATCTCCCTTGCTTTTACTCCAATCTGATTTATCCCAGCTTGGCATACGACCTCCTCTTAAAATGTTGTTATGGGTTTTCTTTAAATTTGCCGTTAATGAATTTAAAGGTACTTGGCTTTTCGATTCAGAATACTGTATGCATATTGATATATTTAGGGCAATACTCTTTCACGATTTAAAGATATAGATGCAAACCCATTGAGCATCTTTAGGAAACTGTACCTCCCTATAACTCTAATGATTTATAATGTTTGATTATGATGTGAGATAATACTTGTGGCAATGTTAAGTTCATGTCATGTGACTCATTCATAGCTTGTCTTATCTTTCTAAGTTTGTGGGCTGTTACTCCTTCTAGCTTTATGCCAAGGCCTTTAGCTTCTATCTCTCCCACTATTTTAATTTTTCTACCATCCTCCATCTCTACCTTCTTTCTTTGCTAAGTCTTTAGCCATCTCATCTAATTCTTTACCGAAAGGAATCTCATCGTCAAGCTCTTTGTTGTCTAGTCTTTCTTCTGGCTCTGATATTTTGAATGACATATATTCCATGGAATCTTTCTTAGCTTTCCAGCAAGCCATTCGTTTGTTATATTTTTCTAATGGTCCTGTGTAATGTGGCTTCTTGTCATTGGGTTCTTTGTATTTATTATCAAAGATAACTCCAATCTTTTCATAGATTTCTATGTACTTTCTGCCCTCTTTGGATTCATCAGATACCATTACAACTTTGATAGGCTTGTGGTCTATCTCACCATTCCCTTGTAAGATAAACTTTTGTTTACCTCTAGGTGGGAATGTTGCACCTCTATTATTGTTATCGTATTCCATATACTATACTCCTCTAGGTTTGGAATTTTTAAAATCATCTGCTTCATCTTCTGAGTAGGTATCGCCATGCATACCAATCAGCTTTAGTATTACCCTGTCTTTGGCTCGCTTCTCTGCCATAGCGTATGGGTAACCATTCTTATTATTGTATGGTGTAGCTTCACCGAATGACCATTCAGTTACTTCAGTTATCTTACCATTGTCGGCAACAACATTACGTCTACCTCGAACAGTAAGCACAACACATTTATTTTTTTGGTCAGACTCTATGATTACAGGGTCATCAAACTTAATGCCAAATCTTACAGCAATTTTTTCTAAAGACTTGTGATTGATTACCCATGTACCATGACAATCCCATAAAGATGTCTGTGGTGTTTCGCCAATTTCTTTTAGAATCTTGGCTAAATTCTCTGGTATTTTATTCGTCATTCTTTTCTCCCTCTTAAAATGTTAATAATGTATATTTACCCCACCATTTTTTACCATCTGTTTCTCTAGTAGTTACAATGTCGTAACCTTCATCTTTTAAATCAAAGATGATTGCAGATAATCTTGTGGCATGGTAACGCTCAATAGCTTCCCAGCTGGTTATAGATTTACGGTCTTTTAAATGCTCAAGCACTTGTGATTTTTGTGATAGCATATCGTTACTCCTTATTTAGTTTGATTGTTATTTTCTTTAAGAACCCATTCTGAATGGTATTCTTGTTGGGGTTGCACAAATTTTAATTTGTTATGTAATGTGCATATAAAATTATTTATATTCCTTATATCTGAAAGCCATAAATCTTGGCACTCATCTAAAGTATCCATTGCATTTTTTAATTCATTATATCCTTTTAACAGTTCAAGTCTGTCTTCTTTGGATAAACTTATAGGTCTTCCCATACTAATTCTCCTCATTTAATTTAATTGTTTTGCGACCTGTCTTTGAAACATGAACAGAGAGTAGGTCACAATGTAACTCTCTGTCATTAT